AAGTTAGATATCATCTTGATCTAGTGAGGGTGTACCCATGGCAATGAAGCGCAAGCTAACCAAGGAAGAATATACGAAGCTAGCGGACGGTATCAAAGAACAATATACCGAAAGCGGGGACAGCTATATTCTTGATCTTGAGGGGGACGACGATACGGCAGAACTCCGGCGGGCGCGGGATAGGGAAAAGGCGGACAAGAAAAAGGCTCAAGACGATTTGAAGAAAGCACAAGCCCGATTGAAGGAACTGGAGGGAGACGACGAAGGCGACGAACCCGGCGAAGATGACGAAGGGGAAGGCGATAGGCGTAGGCGTCCGAACAAACGAAAGACAACGGATATTGCCAAGCTTCAGAAAGCTTGGGACGACGAAAAGGGCGAACTGTCTACGAAGCTTTCAAGTAAGGACGAATTCATTAAAAAGCAAATGGTCAACGCGGCGGCTAACGAAATCGCTAGTCGTATTTCATCGGCTCCAACCCTTATGTCAAAGGCGTTACTTGAACGTCTTACTGTAGCATTTGACGGAGACGAACCGGAATTAGTTATCTTGGATAAGGACGGGCAACCGTCGAAATTGACGACGGCGCAACTGGAAAAGGAATTTGTTGCAAATAAAGAATTTGCAGCTATTATTATCGGCAGTAAGGCTAGCGGCGGCGGTGCCCCGCGAGGTAGCCCGGATAGTAGGCCCCCCGGTGGCGGGGCTTCCGAAACTCAAAAGCCTGTTGATCTTTCAAAGGCTTCCGCTAAGGATTTGGCGGCGCATTTGAAAGCTAAACGGGAAGCGGCGTCGGAAGCTTAACCCAACGGAGGCACCTATGGCCCTTTCTGATTTGGCCGTCTTTTCCGAATTCGTCTATTCGTCTCAGACGGAAGTTCTGAAACAACAAGTTGATTTGTTCAACGCGGCTTCGCGGGGAACTATCGTCTTGTCTACGAAGGCTCATGTCGGGGACTATTCGGACGAAGCCTTTTGGAAAAAGATTTCGGGTCTTGTTCGTCGGCGCAATCCCTACGGCTCCGGCCCGGTAACGCCAAAGACGCTGGAGCATTTGGTTGCAACTATGGTCAAGGTTGCGGCGGGTACTCCCCCGATTTCGTTGCCTCCGTCTCAATTCCGTTGGATACAGCGCAACCCGGAGGAAGGCGGCGCGGTTGTTGGGCAGCAATTGGCCAAAGATACCATGGCCGATATGTTGAATACGGCGCTTATGGGGACGGTTGCAGCGTTGAACAACACGGCGGAAATTCTTACGTCCCAAGCTGCTATTGCGACCATTTCATCTTTCAATGTGGCGCAATCCAAATTCGGGGACAGCTACCAAGACATTCTAGCTTGGGTTATGCACTCGAAACCGTTGTTCGATATCTACGGTTCGGCTCTTGCGAATTCGGAAGCGTTGTTTAGTTTCGAAACGATCAACGTTCGTCAAGATGGTTTCGGGCGCGTGTTCGTTGTGTCGGATAGTCCTTCGTTGACGAACCCGGCGGCTACGCCGGATACGTTCAACACGTTGGGCCTTGTCGCGAACGCTGTTCAGGTTGACCAGCAAAACGATTTCGACGACAACATGAGCACGACGAACGGCGACGAAAACATTCTTCGCGACTATCAGGCCGAATGGTCCTACGAACTTGGCGTGAAGGGTTACGCTTGGGATAAGGCCAGCGGGGCGGCGGCTCCGAATGACGCGGCTATTGCGGTCATGACCAATTGGGACAGGTACGCAACCTCCCACAAGGATTTGGCGGGCGTTCTGTTGGTTACCCAATAACGTTAACACCCTATCCGTCCACCCTGTTAACGTTCGTGCGTTGAATGGAGTTTGTCATGGCGGTTAAAGGTCCAAAGGTTCTTTACTTTGTCGCTGGTAGTCGTCCGTCAAACGACGATATGGAGGCCGGGGCGAAGATGGGGCCGGGGGTCTTTTACCGAAATGCGAACTTCATTCAACCCGAAATTCCGCTAGAGGCTTGCGACTATGTAGCTGGCCCGGCAATCCCGGCGAACTACCGGGAAGCGTTCCCAAAGTTCAGAATGAAAAAGGAAAAGCCGGAGGAACCTACGGAGGAACCTCCGGCCAACCCTAGCAGTTGGAAATCCGGGGAACCCAAATGAACGCATTAAAAGTTCTGTTCTTTTGTGTAACGAAAATCCCTACGGCGGGGGAACAATCGCAAATTGATACGCTGAACAATCGTTACGGCGTGGTAGGGGTTCGGGCGGCGGATATTCCGTTGAACGGCTCCCTTGAACCCGCTGACGGTTTGGCGGGGACTATCCCGGCGGCGTATACGGCGGCTATTGCCAACTACCCATTAGGGGTAGTTGCAGCTACGCCAATGAATGAAATGAAAGACGCTGTTGTAGTTCCGGCGGCGGTTAGTATTGCAGCGTTGGCAACGACGCAACTTAAAGCTATCATTTCGGAGATTGTTGGAAGCGATATTGTTATGTCGGAAAAGACTTCCGGCGCGGGGATTACTTGGACTAGTGCAACTCCGGCGGCGGCTACTGTCAACGCTAGTGGTTTGGTGACAGGGGCTGCGGCGGGGGCGTCTGTCGTTACATGGAAATGGATTTATGAGGGAAGCGCGGAACTATCCTTGTCCAAGACTTCAACGGTTACCGTCACATAAGGCGGACCAATGACGCTGTTAATCGAAGATGGTTCGAACGTTCCGGACGCTAATAGCTTCGTAACTCTTGACGAAGTTAAAGAGTATGCGACGGCGCGAAACCGTGCCATTCCTGAAGATGACGTAGAATTAGAAGCCTTGACTATCCGGGCTATGGATTTCATCATAGCGAACCGGGCGCGATACCAAGGAACAAAAACGTACCCCGATCAACCATTACCTTTCCCAAGAACGGGAATGTATATTGACGGCGTATTGATTGCCCCAGATGCTATCGTACCTGAAGTCAAGAACCTTGAGTGTCAACTAGTCGTAGACGGAGCGGCGGGCGTTGATTTCCTCCCCACAACTCAAGGCGGGGCAGTCAAACGTAAGGTAGTCGGCCCCCTTGAAACCGAATGGTTTTCGGCGGACCAATCGGCTAACTATTCGAATTCGGCGGCTGTCGATAGTTGGTTAGACCCATTGTTGAAGCAATACGGCGGCGGACCCTTGCGAGTGGAAAGGGTCTAGCTATGGGGGTCTATGACGCGGAACGGCAATCGGCTAAGGCGGACATTGAAGCGGCGGGCGTTCGTGCGACTATACGGCGCGGTTCTACCCGGGCTTCTGTTTCGCTGTTGTTGCTGTCCTACGAAGCTGAAGAACGGGACGGCGAACTTATTCAGTTTTCGGATATTAAGGCTATGTGTCCAGCCTTGGGACTTGACAGCGTTCTAATCCCGAACCCGGAAACGGACAGGGTAGTAATCGAAAGTTCAGACAAAGAACTGGCCCCTAGTGTGGGGGATTATCGTTTAGTTACGTCTAAACCTTTCATGCCTAACGGCGTGGCTATCTACTTTGATTTGCAGATACGCAAATGAGGGATAGGCGTGAAGAAATCTTGGCCCGGCTATACGTCGTAGCTCAAGAGGCTGAAGGCGTTAAGAGTTGGGTACGAAATAGGGGCGAACTTCCGAACGACAAACGCCCCGGGATTATAGTGTTTGACGGTGACGAACTGGCAAAGGAAGGCGACATAGGCCGGGGCCGTCCGTCGAATGCTCCGAACATGGTAACGGCTACGCCGGAAGTATACTTTATCTTGGACGACAAGAAACCGGCGAACCTAACGGTAGGTACGGAGTTGAATACGTTCCGCCGTAAGTTTATTCATAGCGTGTTGTATGACGCGGCGTTACAGGGTATTGTAGGTACGTCGGGGTCAATGCGGTATGACGGGCTAGTGACAGACTTAGCGCGCGGGCGTCAAATGGTTGGGGAATTGGGTATGTCGTTTTCGTTTACATACCCGCTAATCCCTAGTGAACTTACCTAACGGAGAACGTCAATGACAATCTCTATAGCTTCCCCGAATGTCGATAACTATTCAATCGGCAAGGCCAAAATCTACTTTCAGCGTACCGGACAATCGGGCGCTATCTTGGATCATGAAATCGGCAACTGTACGGAAGCCGAATTCACGCCAACGGTTGAAACTCTTGACCATTTCTCTAGCCGGGAAGGGGTCCGGAAAAAGGACAAGTCCGTAGCGTTGGAAACGTCGGCGCAAATCCGGCTTGTTATGGAAGAATTCACCCCCGAAAACTTGGGACGTATGCTTATGGGTATTCCGAATGTATCGGACCCGGCTAACGTTACCATTGATATTCTTTCGGAGGCTGAAATTGACGGACATTTGCGCATTGTTGGGACCAATGACGTAGGCCCGAAATGGACTTTTGACTTTCCTACCGTATCATTCAAACCTTCGTCGTCCATGAACCCCATTTCTGACGAATGGAATAACATGGAGATTACCGGCGAAGTGTTGGCCTCCGGTTCGCCCGAAAGCTTCGGAACGGCTTCCGCTGATTTCTCTGATAACGTTGCCCCGACGAATACGGCGCTCCCGTCTATTGCGGGTATTGCTCAAGTTGGGCAGACGTTGACGGCGAACAATGGTTCTTGGTCCGGTAATCCCGCAAGCTTTACCTATAAATGGCAGAAAGCGGCGGTTGATATTCCGGGCGCGATTGCGTCAACGTATGTTCCTGTTGTGGGGGACGTTGGGGCGGCGCTTACCGTTATCGTTTCGGCAGTCAATGCAACGGGTACAACTCCGGCAACTTCGGGAGCTACGGCTAACGTTATTGCCTAACCTCTAGGATACATGGCGAATGGTTGGGTTATTGGATATTGCTCCGTCATTCTTGACGGTGCAAGGGGTCAAGGTATCGGGGATATCGGCGCGGGGCGTTGTGGCGCTCTTGCAAGATTTCCCCGCATTGAAGGAAGTTCTAGCCGGACGGGAGGCCAAAGGATTGAATGGGGCTACCGTTCTTGAATTGGCCCCGGACGCGGCGGCGGCTATCATAGCGGCGGGGACAGGCAATCCCGGGAACGACGAACACAAGAAAGCGGCGGACCTATTACCGTTAGGAACCCAAGTTGAATTCTTGGACGCAATCGTAACCTTAACGTTCCCAACGGGTGTTGGCCCTTTCGTCGCAACTCTAGAAAAGTTGGGAGTAATTCCAAAAGACATAGTAGACGAAAACTTTGGCAAGGAAGCGGGTACGAAATAGCTTCCGCAATTGAGCAATTAATATCATTGGGGCATAGACCGGGAGACGTTTGGGAGTATACGCCAAGGCAACTTGAAGGGTTTCTAGACCTAGCCGAACGTCGAAAGTATCGGGAGCTAATCGAACAACTACACTTGATAACGCTAGGCCAACATGGAGACGTTAAAGAAATCAAGAAACAGATAAAGCAATGGGAAGCTAGAACGGCTTAATGGAGGTTCGCCATGATTGAAATTCTAGTATATATCGCAATTCTTGTTATCGTCTTAATCTTTGTCTTTTGGCTAATTCAACAAATCCCGGCGAACCTTTTACCGGGTCCATTGAAACAGATTGTAACTATTGTTCTTGTCGCTATTGCTGTAGTTGCGCTTATCGTAATCCTATTACAGTTGACGGGAACGGGTCCATCGTTACGGCTTCCACGTTGAACCTATGGCCTTAGCTTTCGTATTTACAAACAAGAACCTAGATAAACAATGGCGTGACCAAATGCGGAAGATGGTTACAGCTATGGCTAGGGCTACGACGTTGGGAGCGCGGCAAGCGTCAAAGGATATTGAGAACGAAGGCCGGGCGAATATCAAAGGGGCGGGTAAGTTTGGCCAACGTTGGAGGAAGGGGTTAGTAGCTACGACGTATCCAACATCCGGAGTTCTGATTAACGCTCGCATAGACGTAACTCATGACCAGATAGGCGCGGGGCTGTTCGAACACGGGGGCGTTGTCCGGGGGAAGCCCCTGCTATGGCTCCCCTTGACCTATGCAAGGCTGAAGGGCGTTCGGGCGCGGGATTATGCTCGAACCCAAGGCGGCTTGTTCCGGGTCAACCGGCGCGGGCGTGCCCCGTTGTTGCTGTCAATCAAAGATAAGAAGCCTAAGTATGTGGGGCTAAAGTCTGTTCGTATTCCGCAGAAATGGACTATCCGTCAAATCTGTTTGAACATTTTGAAGAATTGGAAATCGTACTACGACCGAAACTTAAGGGTGTAGTATGGCAATTAAAGCACAAGACTTACTGCAACGTCTACTGTTCGAAGGTGAAAAGGAAGCTACGGCTTCCCTAAACAATATTGCGTCGGCGGGCGAACGTTCGTTTAAGTCTTTGGACAAATCAGCGGCGGGGCTTAATACAACCTTCAAAGGTATAGACCAAACTATAAAGCGAACTGAAGCCGGGGCAAAGTCTTTCGGAACTAATATTGACAACGTAGCTAGCCGGATAGCGGCGGCGGGAACGGCAATTAAATCGGCGGCTCTTGTAACTGGTATTGCAGCTATTGGCGTAGCGTTCAAGAAATTAGCCGGGAACGCGGGAGACGCGGCGGACAGTATCGGAGACGGGGCGGCGCAAACTGGACAATCAACCAAGGACTACCAAGAGCTAACCTATGCAATCAATCAAACGTCAAGAGGCCTTGGTAACCTTGATCTAGTATTCAATTCGTTGAACGATATCATATCGCAAGCCCAAGCCGGAGGAAACGCAACTACTAAAGTATTTGAGGATATGGGCGTTAGGTTAGTTGATGGAGCTAACCGGGCGCGTTCGGGTACGGCTGTTCTTCGGGATTTCGCCAAAGCATTAGAACGGATACCGGACCCGGCGGATAGGGCAGCAAAAGTTATCAGCGTATTTGGGCGGCGTATCGGCGGGCCTTTGGTTGCGTTGCTTGGGGAAGGTGAAAAGGGTATTGATAACTTCATTAAAGAGGCTCAAAGGTTAGGCCTTGTTTTGACTGAACAAGAGGTAGAGATAGGAGACAAATACGACAAGAGCCTAAAGAAGTTGAACGCTACGCTAGGAACTACGACAACCAAACTTGGGTTGTTGTTTACCCCACAATTGACGGCGGGGCAGGATTGGATTGCAGAGTTTATTGCACGCAATCAGGAAAAGATTTTAGGGTTTGGTAGGTCCGTTGAAAAGGTTGTTAACGAATTAGTGTTGGCATTTACGGGGCGCTCCGATCAAGTCCAAAGTACGTTTATATATGCTATTGGGAAGATCATAGAGGGTATTGGTTTGGGTATTAAGAACGTTGTTATTCCTGTATTCAATGGCTGGATTATTATTCTTGAAAAGACATTTGAATGGGTCAACAAAATATTCGGTACAAACTTTTCAATGTCTGACTTAGGTTTGGTTGCCGGAGTTCTCATAGCGGTCAAGGCGTTCACGTCGTTGTTAAGCGTCTTACGTTTGGTAACTACGGCATTGGGCCTAGCCCGTGTAGCTTCGCTGGCGCTATCCTTTACGCCATGGGGGATTGCGATTACGGCTATAGTTATCGGGCTAGGTCTACTTATAGAGAACTTGGATAAAGTTGATTGGCAAAAGTTTGGAAAGGCGGCGCTAGAGGTTGTCAAATCCATTGGGAAAGCGTTGTCTGATTTCGCTACATGGATTGGTGATATCTGGACTGATTTAGAGGCAAAATGGGACGCATTAGTAGCCAAAGTAGCGGAGTGGAATAAATGGGCGGCGGATGAATTAGGTAAGCTTCCGGACCTTATCCGTCAGAAATGGGACGAACTATGGAATTGGTTGGGCCAGAAGGTTCAATGGGCTATTGAGCAATATCAGAAGCTAATCGACAAGGCCCGGGAATGGTTGGGCATGTCAAAGATCAACCGGGAAAAGACGG